TTAAACATATATTTCTAAGTATCCATCCCAACCAGAAATAAAACCTAAATAATTTTCATAAATAACATCATTTTCTTCTATTTTTTGTACAAGTTCCTCTAAAAATTCATTCCATTCTTTTTTGATTTCCGTTCTATGAAAGCTTAACAAGTTTTTAATAGCCAACAATCTAGCAAATAACGTAAAGTTCTCATCTTTTTTGAAACCTTTACTTCTTAAATATCTAAAATCACTATTGCAATAACTAGGTGCATGAGCATTTAAGAGTACACCATATATTCTTGAATGATGAGCACAACTGTTCCTTATAAATCTAGAGCTTCCAATCCACGACGTTATACAACTCTTAAAGTTTTCTTTTAATTCAATGTTATGAAAAGTTGAGTCACCAATAAAATATTCTTGCCACGTTTTTCTAATATCTTTCTTAAAAGCTTCGATAAAATAAGTGGTTTCGCCAAAAGTCAACTCTTCCATAATAACCCAAATAGGTATTTTTGAATTTTTGTTTTGTTTGTGATGCATTATAGATTTAGACTTTGATTTATCTATAACATTTTCTATCATCGAAAGTACTTGATTATATAATTTATCATTAGTATAAAGTCTATTATCTAAGTAACAATCAGCTTTTTCTAAATTTCCATCGTAATAATTACAAAGGTGGTTGATAAAACTAGTTTTTACAAAGATTTCAATATGACCACAAAATCTTATTAATCTTTCTCTAAGAAAACAGTCGAAATCATAAAGAGATAAACAATCTGAAAAACTATATTTTTCTTGTCTATCAGGTAACAACTTTCTATAAACAGAAAAAGAATAATAATTAACAGTCTTAAAAAGTTCAGAAGCCTTTTTCCTTTCGATTTCTGTAAAAGTTAGGGGTTTTATTTTAGAAGTTTCCAACTTTTTTATTATATCATTTATATTTTTAAAATCTTTTATTTCACCTGGATTTGCAGGAGTTAAAAAATGATGATTATCATATTGTTTGATTTTTTCCTTAAATTCACATGTAAATATATAATACACCATATTTCTCTCCTTAAAAAAAAGACTTGATTAAGTATACAAAGTAGGGACCTAACCAAGTTCTAGTAAATTTATAATAAACCATAATACATTATCCGTCAACAATTAGTTTAATATTTCTTAAAACTATTTAATATCATCAATATGAAACTCTGCATTAGGATATTGTTTACTTAAATTTTCAATCTCTCTCATTCTTCTCATCGTCTTGACCGATATTATCAACAAACACTGGCGTTATTACATTCACTTATCTAACATTTACAAGTTACAATGCATGGGTGAATATTTTGTTCCTTTCTTAGATCAAGTTACTTTGGGCGTCGTGTTTCCCTACCTTCTTTATCGAATTACTCATGCAGCTACCGTCACAAATTATTACATCAATCCACTTCAAACACTTGATACACCTTACTTCATACACTTTTTAAAACTCCTAAAATGTTGCATAAATTGATGTTTTTTAGGAATTTTACAGAGCGTTTATAGATATCTTCAAACCGTAGTTAAACAAATTAATGTTTCGATGCATCACAGAGCGTTATTCAGAGTAAAAAAATATATACAAATAAAGTATAATTATAGTATCATTGAGCAATTAATAATTTATATAAAGGATTGATAGTGTGAATGAAAATAATAATACAAATTGTCCTATTTGCAAGAATAATAAATTAGAAAAAGTATCAGATAATTCTCCAAAAACTCTAATAATTCTAAGTATCATATTGTCTATCTTTTCTATATTGATTTCTCCAAATATTTTTATGTTTATAATATGTTTAATTTTAATTATATCTACAATTGTCATTGTACTTAAAACTTCTCGTTACTATTATTGTAATAATTGCAAAAATGAATTTGACAAAAAATTAGAATATATAAATAAACCTATTAGCAATCAAATTAACAAAATGGCCAGTATAGATATATTATTAACTATATCAGCTGGTAATATAGTACTAGTAAGTATCATATCAAGTTTGTTTTTTATTATTATTAAATTTATTTTCGTTGTAATTATTAATTCAAACAATGATATGTTTCCAATATTAATTTGCATTTCTCTAACAATAAGCTTAACTCCCTTGTTATCTTATAAATTCGAAAATTATGCCTTACGAAAGTCAAGATTTAATTATGAAATTGTTGAAAATCTTTATGATTCTATGTTAAGGATTTCTTCACCTTTATTAGTATTATACACCTTTCTTTATAGTAAAAATTTTATAAATTCATCAATAAAAAATGAATATTTATTATTGATAAATATCATGATATTTTGCTTAGTTTTCACATTCTGGTTATCTCATTTTAATATAAGAATAAATGGTAAAATTAAGAAGAACTGATATATGTTAAAGTATAATAATTCAAAAACCATAGTCCTTAGTAAAATTACTATATATACTTTTAGAGTTAAGAATAGTCATGTCCTAACCGGAATGACTATTTATCTTTTTTAGAAACTAAATATCTATATTGTATTTGTCCTTTATCTCTTTTTTTCCTCATTAATTCCCCTAATACTATCAATAAATATTGGTGTTGCCACATTCATATCTACTATATCTATATATATTCGGTATTTATTCCACTTCTTCATCCCACTCACCTATGTTAATTTCAAAATTACGATTTGTAATTTCTTGTTTATCTGTAAATAATTTATGGTATTTCCCAAGCATATCACGAGCACGTAAGCGATCAGTAGGCTTAATAGGTACTTCTATCAATTCAACATATTCATTATAAACTAACTGAATCTTACCATTCTGTGGATTCTCCTTATATTCACCACGTTTTACTACCACTTCCTTTGTTTCAGTCTCATCACCCACTGCTGAATTAGTTAATAGATGCAATAACTCGTTAGCACTTAATACACTTTCATCTATAACTTTTTCTTTTGCTCTTGTATATAATCATTGATATGTTTCTTCTTTAACAAGCGACACCCTGTAACGTGTGCTGTTTTAGGTGAATAGCCAGCTGTTATAGCGCTTTGAGTAACATTTAATGTTCTTATATATTCATTCACAAAACGCTCTTGTTTAGGCGTTAAATCATTCATATACTCACTCCTTAATATAAATAGTGCCTACCCGTGAGGATAGGCTTTTAGTTCAGTTAACAACTCTATTCTTTCGAGCTATTTCCCGTAAGCTCATACCATCAGTATATTGCTGATGAATATTCTTAGCTCTTGCAGAATTAGTTACACGATTCAAGCGTGCATATTCTTGAATAGATTGAGTGTCTCTCAACTTCTCTTTTCTACTCTCTTTTTCAACTTGAGCGTTAATTTCTTCTCCAATACGGTCAACGTTTTCCCAATCTTCATCAGTTATAATTACATTACCATCTTCATCGGTACCAGCTATTAAATCAACTATCACTTTTTTATATAATTCATCTTTTCTATCCATGTTGACGCTCCTTTATAAACTTCATTTTTTCATTTATACCTATAATTGGCAATTCACTCTTAGAGACATAATACTGTGGTGCATATTCTCTAAAATGAGGTCTTAGGTCACTTCTTATTTGAGCATCTTCGTCGAAATTCTCACGTCTATAAGGAATCGCATAACGTTCGAACTCCTCTATGTATCGTTCGTTTAAATCATTAATTTCATCGATAATATCATTGTATTGCTCAATGATTGGTTCGAATTTAGCTATTAGTTCTTGTTTCTCATCATTATATAACTTCGGCAATTCAGATTGATGTTTAATCAATTCAATAGCTTTTTCTTTTCTAGTTTCATCAAATACTTCTTGTTTAGTAGTAAGACGTTTGTTAATAGCCTTTAATTGCTTTTCCTCTGTATCAGTTGTTTGATATAGTTCATCTGCCTTATCATCTTCACCATTCGCTACCAACTGCTTATATTCCTCTTTATCTGCTTTGATTTTAGCTTGTAAGTCATTACGTTGTTGTTCTAATTCACTAATTGCTTTACGTTGATTAGTAATAAACTGGTTGTATTCTTCAAAATATGCTTCTGTTTTCATTTATATGCTCCTTTTATAATCGATAATAGATATCTATTTTTAGTTTATATAACTTGTAATATATTTCTCTTAATTCTAATTCATCAACACGATTACTCACAATCGTTTCAAGCCATTCAGCTTGTTCCATGTTCGTATTGTGATGTGTAAGTGTATCAATAAAATCAATTAACTTATGGTCTCTATAATCATCAACTAGCATTTGATAATCATTAATATCCATATACTTTTGACGTTTATTTTCTTCTTTAATAGCTAATTCTTTTTCTTCATTCAAAGTGTATTGATGAATATATGATGATTGACGCTGTTTGTTTAACGGTATGTAGTCAAACGACTTCTCAATTTGTTTACTTCGTTGCTCTCTAACGCGTGCAATATAATCATATAAATCACACTTAAAACGTTCTAATAGTGGTGTGTCTGGTATGCGATGATTATTAATACTAGATTTGATAATACGCTTTTCTTTAGAAGTGTATTCATCTAAGACGGTATAAAAGTATTTTAAATATTGTTTACTCTTACGTTTATATTTAGCTAATCTATCTTTTTGTTCCATAATATCTATAGCTAAATGCTCTAAAGAAAAAGATTCATAATAGATACTACCCACTACATTATCACCAACCAAATGAGGATATGTACGATCATACATTGATTCAATATCTTGCTCGATAATTGCAATTTTTGAATTTATATATTCGGGGTTAAACCTAGTTAATAACTCATAATCACATACCATATCGCCTTTATAATCAGTATCTATAGTCATATTTCAATCCCCTAGATTTCCATTTCTTCAATAGCATCAATACGTGCTTGGCTACCCTCTATTTGACGTTGAATACTATTGATAGCATTACGTCTATCAAGCTCATTCTCAATCATGTAATAGCCTCTGTGTGTCTTACTGTAGTTATATCCGATTGGGTAATGATGGTTCAGTATTAAACTATTGATAGTTAAACGCAACCATCTTTCGTTTGTACGATTAACTGTCATACCTAATTGATTTAAAATATTTGTTTTAGTAATATATTTCTTAGACGTATTTCTTATCACATTGAGTACTTGGCGGTGTTCATCGGGTAAGTTGTACGTCTTTTCTTTTTCTATCATTTTTTGCATCTGTTTCACCTCACTTATTCAATTACTTTATACCTTAATTATACTAAATTTACATGAAATAGCAAACTAATGTTCGTTATTTGAATTTATTTAACTTACTATTAACATACGTCAAAACATTGTAATAAAAGCCTTAAAAAACACTTTTTTAGTTATATATAGAAATGCCACAAAAAGAACTAATGTTCGCTTTCACAAACTCGCACACCCTAGTGTATTTCTACAACAATTAACATTTATTAGCTATATATAGGAGCCACACACTACATGTGACTCCTTATTAACCTACTTACTCACACTATAGTACGATTCTTTCAACTTACTTAACTTACGCTTTAACGCTTTGTAATCGTCTTGTGTAGCATTCTCATCTTGTACAAATGTAGTAACTAATTTCAATCCCTCAACGAGCTCACTTGCTGGTTCATTAATTCCAGTAGCTAATTGATATAATATTTCGATATTACCTATCACATCAGCATTACTAGACTGAACACCCTCAAGCTCATCAACACCAAAATCTTTTTCCATATACTTGAACATATCCGTATTATTACTTTCTGCGAATGTCTCCAGTCCGTACATGAAATAATCGTTATCGAACATGAAACTAGCCATCATATCGCTAATGGAGATGTGTTTATCATCTTCTATATCATAACCAGCATAATATCCCTCAACACTTCTTATTAGCCCCTCTGTGTGCTTAGGAGACGCTAATTCGAATGACTTTCTTACTTTGCATTCTTTAATATATACATGACCAAATAACTTCCCGTTCATCATCACATAAACCATATCAAATGGATCATTATATATTTTAAAAGCGAAGTGGTTATCTCTACTGCTCTCTAATAATCCTGTGTAGTACCTTAATAATGTAGCTGCTCTTGTTTCAAATTGATTTGCGATAATCTCTATATTCATATTAATTCACTCCTTATTTAGTCACTCTCAGTAACATCGGTACCCATGAAGGTACTTCAGTTTGTTGCCCGTATTCTGGGTAAGTAATGGCTAATGGTAAACTTGGCACTCTACCATCTAACAAATAGCGCATGACATAGCTAGCTCTATAAATTAGATCAAGTTGCTCTCCCTTAACTAACTCAATCAATGCATACATAGTGAGCTTATTCCAACCACTCCAAAATACGATATTCTTATCCTGATCATGTGTTACACTCGTTTTACCTTTATAGTCATGATCTAACTCTTTAAATAAATCCTCTAATTGATAAATAGGAATTTCCTCATGTTCTTTTACATAGTCGTACATATACTGTTTAAGTTGCTCTTTATCCATGTGTAACCTCCAACATTTTTTAATAATTTTTATTTAAAGTGGGTACTAGTCCCCAGTGTGTACCCATTTTAATTATTAATTGGGGACTGCTGTAACCGTTGATATAACTTGTTTTGTTAGAAATAGTCCCCATAGTCACCATATTTATAAACAATAGTAGCTATATATTAAATTACAATTATCACTATTTTAATTATTTATTATAAACACTATTTTTTATTGGGGACTTTGGGGACTAATCCTCCTAAAGTATTGAAGTATTAGTGTTTATTGAGTCCCCAATTATTTGAATTTAGTGGGGACTGCTTGGAGACTTCGGGGACTTTTTTAATTGTATGGATTATGTGAATTAGAAAAATCAAAACCTAATTCTTTTACAATCTCATTTTTAATAGCATATCCTCTATTCTTTTGAGAGTTATACCTAACTTCTTTTTGAATTCTGTCTTTACTAGTTATTAAATAGCCTTTTTTATCCCACTGTCCTGTAATAGTTTGCATTTCGTGACCTAATTTATCGTGTACAGTTTGACCTAATATACATAAATAATCACGTTTATATATAGCTTTGATATCACCATTTTTAACTTCACTATAACCATCACCAGCAATATTATTTCTATTCGCATCTAAATATTGAAGTAATTCTTCAAGCAGTTGCTTTGGTTTATCAATCGTTTTATTATTTCTAACCATGCTGTCATAAGCTTGTTCAATAATTTTAAAATGATCGTGTTCAAATCCCTCAATATCATTTAGTATTTCCCCAGTAACCTGTAATAACGCAAATGCACGCCCTAAACGTTGCATGATTTCGTTACTACCTTTTTGATTAAAGTAACGTTGATAACTTTCAAATGCACTTTTATATGATTCCTGTTTAGATTGATATTGTTTGATGAATACTTTTCCTAGCGTTCCGTAATTATCTCGAAATGCCTTATCTAATGTAGTGAAATCAAAATTATCTGGGTATGGTTGATCCTGTAACGTTACGACACGAGCAGAAACACCAGCTTTTTCATCTGCCATATTAGAAATAGATGCCTCGCCAGTAGAAAGTAGTATGTTTCTCCACTCCTTTTTAGCATTAAGTGTCAAATTGATATTACTTCTAGATTTACTTTCACCACTCGAGAAATTGTAAGTTGCATTAGCTACGAATTTGGGATGTGTATTACGTGTATCATCTTTAAACATTGGAAATGAATTTAAGAATGATGCCATTGCCTCAATACTATTATTAGTTGAACTCCAAGTAGTAATAAGATTACTTGTCCCCCACACACTTGAAACTAAATTAAGTGTGAACGTCTTTCCCGTAGATGTACTGCCCGATATTTCTACAATAAAAGGCTGCAATTCAAATTCACGCAATAGTACAGAACCTAATGATGCATATAACATGACCATAACCATTGGCAGACTTTTAATCTTTGAAAACACATGCTCGGAGTAGCTTTCTAGGGTTCCTTTACTCTGGAAAGAATCAATTAACTTTTGAAAGCCTTTGTCATTATTAAACAACTTAATATTTCTATTTTTCATTTCTTCTTTATATGGATAAATAAAGTATCCTTTAACATGACCTAATCGAGTAGCTACTTTAATGTTTACTGGTGGATTGTACCTTTTAGATTTATTTATATAATCAACCAACCTAGTTGAAGTGGTAGAGGTTACATCAAACTTTCTATTAACCAACTTCAGTAATTGACGACTATCAGCTATCTCTTCAGCGCTTACTCCTAGATTCACCGGTATTTGATTATCATAAAAAAGCATATTGTAACTTACTTCATTACTCTCAATATCTTCAAAACGTTCAGTAATTTGGGGAATCGTATTAGTAATGAATATCTTTTTATCTGGTTCTCCATCTTTTTTACTAGGAATAATTTGATAGAGTGCCACACCATTTTGATGTTGCTCAATTTCATATCCTTTAGGAATAACTTCTTGAATAGCATCTTTTTCTTGCTTAACTTCTTCAATTTCGTGAAGAATATCATCTTTAGTTAGTTCCATATACTTCCCCCTTTCTATTTATTACGATGTTTCTTTAAAATCGATTGAAATGTAGCATTTATTTCACGTTCTTTTAATGGCGGCTTACATGCATTTTGTCCCCATAGCAAAGCATATGAGTATACAATGTATTCATTTACATGTCGGCTAAATAAATGTCCTATCAAACTAGCTAAAGAATTATTACGATTGCCCTTTGCAACAGAAAAACTAATATCACGCCAATAAGCATCATCGCGCTTGTTAAAGTTAGTTGTAATTGATTGATCTGTTTGCTTTTCAATTTCTTCCGACCACTTTTCTAGTGTCTCAGCATTCAAAATAGGTGCATCATTGTACTGATGTAAGAACGGATATTTATCTTGTTGATATACGGGTAACGCCATCGCTCTACTAGGTTGAAAACTCCCCTCATCTACTGGGTGACCTATCTTACTCGCTAATACTTTTGTATATTTACGGTACTCGTCTGCGCTTATACACTCACTCAAAGCGATATATAAACGTACTCTAGGACTTTCTGTTCGATGATTAAATGTAGTGTGATACATCCAGGAAACACCTTTTAAAGCCTCTGTTATTGCATCGTGTAGTAGTCTCAACTTAGGAACGTCGTCGTAGTCCAGCACTAGGACATCACGATAAATCACGTTTTCGTCTTTACGATATTTTTTATACTCTTTACCATTTTCATCAGTATCGTCTTTAATTTCACCATAAACAGCAACACCACGAGCATATTTATTAGTATTATTTTGTGGTATAGATAATCTATTAACTAACTCACTCCATTTAGGCTGCGAAAACTGTTTAAAAGATCTTGAATCCAAAGTTCCATACCAAATTACAGAAACTTGAGTATCATATTTTAATTTAATTTCTTTCAATATTTACACCTCTAGGAATAACAGAGTGATGATGTTATAATAAATATGTGTAATTTCTAAATTACTCTGTTAATTATTCAAGTTATGCGTTTAGTGATTCCTCGCCAAAGTTCTCACTAGACGCTTTTGTTTTGTCTAATTCGTCTAATGCTCTATCATGAAATGTAGTAATCTCATCATTCATAAAATTTACATCTTTCAATATTGAGTTAAGCACTGCAATCAATACATAATAGTTCTGATAGTATTCTTTTAACATATATGATTCCATTACTTTACCTTGTGCATCTAAATGAGATCTAAATCGTTCATTACTATCCATATGTTCACCAATCATTGTTATAACTGTATTTATTTTTGTGTTTAATTCTGCCTCTATCACTTCATTTTTCATTTGTTTAATATTTTGTTTTAAATTACTCATTTTATTATTTCTCCTCTTCATAATCGAAATTATTTTCTAGTTCCTGTAAACACCACTTCATAATATATTCAAGATGTTTTTCTCGATTAATTTGTGAAACTACTTCTTGACCGTCTTTAAACTCGGTGTGCTCATAGCTTTCAAAGTGATTATAAATACTTGTTTTAAGTTGATATTTTACGTGTTCTAATACATCAATTTGTTCTTGATTCATTTTATTAATCCTCCTTTTTGTATTCGTATTTATCAACAATCGGTAATGTTAAAGTTTGTATTAGTGCAGTTATTGCAATTCCATGAATAAAATCAATAGAGTATGCATATAAGCAACCAATTGTTATAGCTAGTATTGAAATCAAAATATACAATCTCATTTGTTTCACTCCTTATAAATATTTTTTGTGCTTTTTCTGTAAAAAACGCTCGAATTTTTCTACATTTACCAGTGTTAAGGTGCTACTAACATCCATGTACAAATTTTCGACTCCTAAATTATCTTCATCATACGAAATGAGTAATCTGCGAATAGTAGAGTAGCTACAATTGAATAACTCACCTAACAATTTAGGTTTCGCATATTTCACTGGAAATACGATTTGTTTTTCATCTAATGCTGTATTCTCTTTAGTTGGTAGATCTTGCAATTTTGTTCTAGGCATTTATTTGACCTCCTCTTTTTCATTGATTCCAAAAAATTCGTTCAAAGTTACATCAAGGGCTTTACACAATTTTGAAACAGTACTAAAACTTGGATTAATTTGTTTTTCGTGATACAACTCGTGAATTGTCGTTCTAGAAACACCGGTATCTTCACTTAATTTTGTAGCTGTAATCCTCTTTCGCCCCATAATCATACTTAAATTATTTTCCATATTATCACCTCTATTTGTAGGCTTTCATATTTTTGGGAATTGCCTACAAAAAGAATGTACCACAAACCATATTTTACAGTCAACACTTTTATTCTTTGGAATCAATCCCTATAATTGTTGTATAATGACCTAGAGGTGATTTTATGAAATTTGGAGATATATTAAAGGAATATAGAAAACAATTAAAGTTATCTGTAAATCAACTTTCTAAACTATCAAACGTATCAGTAGGCTATATTAGTAAACTTGAAAATAATAAAAGGAAATTCCCGACTACTAGAACATTGTTTTTATTATTACTAGGATTTAAAAACTCAAAAATAAATGATCAATCTAAATCAACACAAGATGTAGACAATGAAATCAAAGATATTTTAAATGAGTTTATAAAAGCTGAAGATAGCGACATAGATAGTGAAGAACTGGAAAATTTATACAAAGATTTCAATACTTTCTATGAGGGTTTACACAAAAAAGTTGGAAATAAAGATGAAAGAAATAAAAATAAGAATATATTCGTATATGAGGATGACGAAAAAGAGAAACACTCTATTAATTTAGAAAAACCTATAAACGATATAGCATTTCATCTTAAAGATAATGGAAATCAAAAATTTTATAACGGTGTAATGTTAAATGAATATGATAAAAACATGATAAATGAAATCATTAATTCATTTTTAGTTACTAAATTATCGCAAGAACAAGCCGATTTAAGTGAAGATATAGAACAACTTCAAAAAGATTTTAATGATTTCAAAAAAGAATCTATGTTAAATAAAAAGCAATTAAAAATGTTTGCCATCCAAAACAATATCCAATCACTTAAAAAGAAAAAATAAAATAAACAAAGGGGAAATATAGAATGAAAGAAATACCCAGAAACAGACTTACTTTCAAAGAAAGTATGACTGAAGGCCGATATTTATCTACCTTAACAAAAGAAGAAAAATTTTATTATAAAAAACTATCTATTGATGAAAAAAGAAAAGCATTAAATGATTTCAACGCTTCTACACCGAAAAAGGACGACAAAGTTAGCTTGTTCGATTATATGAAACGCACTATGTTAAAACACGGTTTAGACGAAGTTACCTCAATTACAGAAAATGCTATTTTAAAAAACGAACCAGGCAAACATATCGACAGTTTTATGACGCGATTGAGCAGTTTTTCAACAACAAAAGATGGAACAACTGTTTTCACATATGAGTTAATCAATCAAAACTTTGTTGTTATAAAAATATTAGATGAACAACTGAAACAAAACAAAAAGATAATAGAACAAAATAATGAAATCATCAGTTTACTTAAACAAATAGCTAATAAAGGAGAAATGTAGAATGTACTTCAATGATTGGAAAGTTACTATTAACGGAAAAGGATCACATGATGTTGTGACAAATGAAGATACTTTGTTAATTTTGCAAGATTATCAACATGTTGAAATAGCATTAAAATTAGTAAACGATACTATTCAAGTGAAATCATTAGGCTATGGAGAGGATGTACGTATCAACCCTATAACAAAAGAAATCACAGTTAATGTAACAAACTTACTAGAAGATGATGAATAATTAAACAAAGGAGAACTATTGAATGAGATTCAAACTATTAACTGTATCATTATTATCTACAACATTATTACTAACAGCATGTGGTCAACATGATAATGGCGAATTGAAAAATAATGATTCAGAGAAAAGTGAGAATAAGGAAAATAGCAACAATAAAAACAGAAGTGATCAGAATCAAAACAACAGAAATAGCCAGCAACAAAATCAAATCACTGCTAGAGATGCAGAACAAATCGTTCATGACCATTACATAAATGATTTATCAGCTACTGAAGCACAAGTAGGCGATTTTAAAACTAATATTCAACGAAGTAATGCAAATGAATTCTATGTTGAATATTTTGTGAGAGATGCAGCAGGTACACCTATTTCTTTGTGTGCAATAGTTAATAGAAGTACAGGAGAAATCATTGATAAATTTAATGATATGAGCGAAGAAGAACAGAAAAATCTTGAAGAGTTGAAGAAGAATAGCCCAATATACAATCCAAATATGAACAAACCTAAAGAGCAAGAAAACAGTAATAATGAAAAACAACAAGATGATTCAGATAACAAAGAAAATAATAATGAAAGCTCTAATAACGAACCATCAGTTAAAGAAGAAAGTAATCAACAACAACAAAACGTAAAAACTCAAGAATCTATCGAAGAACCAAATACGCAAGAACAACAAAACACTGAAGAGACTGCAAGCACAGAAGAAGTTAAGAATCAAAGTTAGAATGATTATCTATTTATCTAATCAACGACAAGGAGGGATAACATGTGGCATGAGAAATTTACTAATAAACATGATGAAACTAAATATCGTTATTATGAGAAGTATAAAGACCCTCTCACAAACAAATGGCGACGTGTTAGCGTGGTACTTAATAAGAATGGTAAGCAGTCACAAAAAGAGGCTCAGAAACGCTTAAATAAGCGTATAGAGGCGAAGTTGAACGATAAGACACCTACTACACTTAAGTCACTAACTTTCCATGCTGCATGTGATGAGTGGTTAGAGTATTATAAAAATCATTCTGGTTCTAAAGCTACAACAATCAAAGAAAAGATTAGCAATACAAACACAGTTAAAAATGCTATTGATAAAGAAGTGCTGATAAACAATATCACACATACATACCTACAAAATATTATTAACGAGTGGGCTAAATTACATAGTAAAGGACACGTTCAGTCTCTTGTGATTATCATTCGTTCTGTTTTCAAATATGCGTTTAAATACTATGATCTACAAGATATAAGTGTACTAGATAAAATTGATATCCCTAAAAAAGCTAAAACTAGAGATGAACTACAAGCTAAACGAAACAATTATTTAGAAGATAGTGAAGTTAAAGAATTGTTGGATTGTTTCGACTATCTAATTAAGCATAAAAACCATTCATCTCGCAAACGTAACTACAACATGGTTAAAGCTATAGTACAGTTTCAAATTGCCAATGGCATGCGTATCGGCGAGCTACTTGCTATCAAGAGAGAGAATATAAACTATGAAGATAAAACGCTAGATATCGACGGTACAATTAATTGGGTAACTGATAAAGAAACGGGAGCATTTGGAGTAAAAGAAACTACTAAAACAAGTAAAAGTTATAGAACCATCGGACTCACTACCCAAAGTATCAACTTACTTAAAACGCTTATTTTGGAAAACAAGAAAGAAAATCAGTGGAATGAAGATTTTATTGATAGAGGTTACATATTCACAAATACAGCTGGTAGCCCTATCGACTTGAATAAAATAAACAACATTATCAAAGAGGCTACTGATATTAGTTCAATAAAGAAACGTGTTACAACACACACATTACGTCACACGCATATATCCACACTTGCGCAATTAGGGATTAACCTAAAAGCTATACAAGAGCGTGTAGGCCACTCAGACTATAAGACCACCCTAGAGATATACACACATGTTACTGATCAGATGGCAAAAGATATGATGAACAAATTGGAAATAATTGGGGGATAGAAATGATTAATATATATTGTGATGAAAGTTGTCATATACAAAACGATGTTGCAAATATTATGGTCTTAGGCGCTTTATCAGTTGATTCTAAGGATAAAATTAGTATAGTAGATTCATTTAGAAAGATAAAAAGAGAATTTAATATTAAAGAGTCTGTTGAATTAAAATGGACTAAAGCATCAAAGAGTAAACTTGCTATGTATAAAAAACTTATTGATTTATTTTTCGATGAAAGTTTATGTTTTAGAGTAGTAATTGCACACAATAAAAAAGAACTATCATTTTCTTCTGGCGATGATTATAATACATGGTATTATAAAATGTACTTTCTATTACTAGGCAAAATGATTAACAACCCTAATGAGCAATATAAGATATTACTAGATATTAAAGATACTCTTGGAGCTCCCAAAGTGCAATTTCTTCATGAAGTATTATGCAATAACATTTATGATTTTAAAAAAGATGTGATTAAAGAAATGCATCAAATTGACTCTAGAAGAAATGACTTACTTCAATTATGTGATATTTTAATTGGTATTTTTTCATATGATAGAAGGAATTTACAGTCTTCTCCTATTAAAACCGAAATAGTTAACTATTTCAAAAAAAAGGCCGGTAATAGTTTTAATGGCACAAGCCCAGATGAAAGCAAGCTAAATGTTTTTGATTGGGGAGAAAAATAAAATGCATTTAAATGATTTATTATCAGAAATAGATATAAACCTCGATAAAAAAAGTGATGAATTAGATTCTTCATATTCATTTTTTGAGAAATATTTTATGCAAAATGCGAATAAACCTACATTTAAAGGCAAACACATTTATATTGATTATGCCAATGACAAAGCATTCAAGCATATATGTAGTATTGATGATATATTAAATGGAGATGACGGAAGAGAAAAATATAATATGTATCCGTGTGTAAATCATGATGCACATAGATTATGTGATATAAAATGTTCAGTCGCTTCCCCCCATAATCCTTATGCTTTTTTTCACGAAAACAGAGCAAAATGCATTTATAGGGCAAACCACCTTCCTTATATTTATTATGTTCTGAAAAATTTAGAAAGTTCTAATGAAACAAATATAAAGGTATGGAAAAACCCAGACCAAAGAAAAGATCATAGAAAAAATAACAGATGGAATATATTATACTCATATTCCAATTTTCATTATCACATTGTTTTACAAGAATATTATAAAAATAATAATTTACATTCATATAGATTTATCACTGGCTATCCTTTAGTTTTAATAAGCGAAATAAAACGACTAGAGAAAAATTATAAAAAAGCAACAGGATTAATAAACTAA